CGAGCCAAGTCACGATTAAGAAACTGCTGAACCTCTAGGTTAATCCCCCAGAAGCTCAACAAACGTTTCCGCAAGTGCGCCGCAAAGCCCAACTGAACGAACATGTTCAGAGGGGGCTCGACGCATATGCTACGTGACTCACTGTCGTTCTTCGGTACGAAATCTAGACGGTTCCCGTCGCATACACCGTACTCACCCCGATCCAGGATGCGGAGCTCTTCAGCTCCGTTCCAAGTCGGGAAGCCGCGAATGTAGCGCCTATACCAAAAGTATAGGTTCGAACTCGTACCAGTGAGCCGAGATGAGAAGAACTTCGTATAGAAGTCCTCCCCATCGGCTCCAAGACCAGACCCTGGTCCAATTGCGCCCTCATCAAAGAGGTCGTAATGATGATCGACAAGGCTCGAATAGGTACCGTCTCGGTACACCATCCAAAAATTGTAGAGCATCTGGCGAAATTCTCCTAAGAGAAGATCGTCAAGGAGAGATCGATCCTCTGGTAGACACCAGTCCCCGCAGCGAGAATTCGCCGCTAGGAACTTCTCGAGAGCTACGGCTTTCGTCTGTGCGGTCATCCCCGTCTCAAGTTTCTTGAGAAAGGAATTCCGGATAGACAACGCCGCATACTCCCGATAGGTGATTCCAGGCCACGATTCCCCCTCCCTAATTCTTTCGAATGCGGAAGGAGAGATAGCGGACTGCAAGTCCTGCAACAGGTAAGAGAAAAGAGCATGAGGGCGAATGCCCATAAGATGCTACCTCTATAGATCGAAAACTACAGGTCCAAAGGCCCCACTTGGTGGAAACCCTTGTAAGCCGCGTAGGTATACACCAAAAGGTGTATGATCTTGATGATGGATCTAGTAACAGATCGGCCGTTAGGCCGAGATGAGACCGGATACATACGTATCTCCAAGATCCGAAGACTCTTCAGCAATAACGCCGAAGAGGTTCGAACAGAGAGCACGAATGTTCGGTGCATCGAACTGCTCACAGCCCGCTGGAAGCTCAGCAATTAAGCGGAGGTTCGCAACGCGGACTGTGTTGGCAGAATCGATGTACACGCCCTTCCGTGACAAGATCTCGATCCTGTTCATCGGCACATTCGGGTACGAACCATTCACCGGGTTCTTCGCCGGAAGCGAGTTATATCGCCCGCGACGAATCGCCGAAGTGAAAGGGTCGCCCGCGGTGTGCACGCGAACACCAGTTTGCGTCCCAGCAAGAGCTGAGACAGCCCACTGTTTCGAGGCGGCATCAGGCGGAAGATCCGCCACCCATGTATAAACGGGTGACGAAAGATTCGTCTGGGCACTGCCGGTGATAGTAAGATCTGGGCTGAATTGGCCCATATAAGGAGTTACCTATACCAAGTTAACGAAGGGCACTGCGTGCGTCCCTAAGCTGAGAAGCCAAGGCCGCAAGATTTATCCATTTCGTGGAAGTACCAGGAACCCGCGCCTCAAAAGAGGGAAGCGGGACCGAAGCATCTCCACGTCGTGAGATAACCCTTTTTGTCGCAGTGAGCGATGCAGGCTCTAGTGAATACGAAGAGCGAGAAAATCCAGACATGGGAGGGCCTTCTAAGGGCCCAGACGACGGTTTAAACTCGACCACAAGGTCGGAGACTGTCGTAACTACGACGCTGCCCGGAAGGGCAGAGCGGTAGGACCATGCCTCG